GGCCGGCGGTCGCGAAGCCCAGGTGGGTGATCGTGCCACCCGATGCCCAGGTGCCGGAGCCGAGACTGTTGTTGAGGGTGAAGTCGTTGGCGTCCACCTTCGTGATGACCCACTGGCCGTTCGCGGCGCCAGCGGGCGAGGCCACGCCGGAGATCTGGACCATGTCGCCGGTCTCCAGGCCATGCGCGGTGCAGGTGCACTGGATGAGGGCGTTGACGCCCGTCATCGCGGTGATGGCGGGCACGGTGACAAGCGTCTTCTGCTTGTTCATCAGGATTGCGAGCTGAGACATTTCTTGTTGCTCCTAGTGAGAGTCGTTAGTGGACGCCGCTACCGCTTCGTCCGTGAGGCTGCTTCTTTGGCGGGCTCGGTCGCGATCGCCATCAGGTGCTCGGGGATCTCATCGCTCGGGCCGGACGTCACCATCTGCGTGCGCTTGGTCTCGCGCTTGTGGTCCAGGTTGTCATGCAGCTTCTTCTGGTCGAGCTGCCGGCGGAGGTACTTGTTGATCTCCTCCTGGGTGGCGATGCGGTGCGTGCCGTCAGCGATGCGCTCGGCGGCGATGCCAGGGGACTTGCAGGCGGGGTCGCCCCACACAGCTGCGAGGCACGTCTGGCCGGCGGTGACACCCGCCTCGCGCTTCCGGACCGAGGTGATGTACACGGCCACAGGGCGCTTGGCCTCCTCATCCGTATCCTCGTCGACGTACGTTTCCAGCTCGGGCTGTCCCGGATGCTTGCCTGCCAGCAGCTCCCTGACCAGTCGAGTGTGCTGCTTTCGCTTCTCGTCGTAGAACTCTTTGATATCCACTTGTCAAGTCTCCCACGTTTTGATTTTGCTTGGCGCCCCGGCGAGGCGTCTCCCCGCCGGGACAGGTGAAGCTAGGCCGAAGCCTAGCTCAGAACCTGCAGGCCGAAGATGTTGCGCAGGATCGCGGTGCCGTACAGGACGTCCACCGTGAACTGCTGGGCGAGCGTGTTCGGCGCGTAGCTCATGACGATGCGCAGACCGAAGCCGCTCTCGTTCACGTACTGAGCGATGGCGCCGGTGCCGGGCAGCGGCTGGGGCAGCTGGCGGGTGACCAGCGCGAAGGCGTCGCTGGCGAAGGCCACGTTGTAGGTCGTGTTGCTGATCTTGGGGACCAGCTGGCTGCGGAAGATCTGGAAGCTCTTCAGCTTGCCCACGGTGCCAGTGGCGATGGCGTCCCCCTGGCCTGCTGCGATGCGGTCCTCGGTGAAGCGACCGATCTGGCGCAGGTCGGAGTAGGCGTCCGCCGACACGACCATGTACTTCTGGAGCGCGTCGGGAACCAGGGCCTTGAACAGCGCCTTCTCGGCGGAGTCGATCACGGCCTCGGAGCCCATGCCGGTGCTGCCGGTGCCAACCGCGGCGATGGCCGTCAGGTTGGTGTAGAGGTTGAGCAGGTCCTGCTCGATGGCGGTGGCCACGCCGATGATGGCGGGGCGCATGTACTGCTGCAGCAGGTTGGGGAAGGCCAGGACCTTGGTCACGTCGGGGATCTGGAAGGTGCACTCCAGGTGACGGTTGAGCACGATCTGCGCGTTGCCGAGAGCCGGGTTCTGCGTCTGGACACTGCCGCCCTCCGCGATGTTGTTGGCCACCATGACGCCGGGGATCGGTACGTTCACTGTGTCGCCGGTCTGGGCCAGCGAGGCCTCGTAGTTGCGGTTGACCAGGCGACCCATTACGAGGTTCGCTTCCAGGGCCGGCAGTGCGTCGAAAGCGACGAGCTTGACGATCGCCTGCGCGACGTTCGAAGAGGTGATTGCGGGCATCTAAGGATGCTCCCTTTTGTTTCTTGATCGTTAGTACTGCACGTTAGCTGCTTGAATGGCGCGCCCGATCTCCTGGGTCACGGCCAGCCGCTCTGTCTCGGTCATGCCTTTTTTGATGGTCTCGATGCCAACGCCGGCGGAGTTGCGCATGACACCTTTGCTCGCACCGGCCCCGCCGACCTCGGCGGTCGCCAGGAAGTAGTCGTGCGTCTTGGTCAGGGCCTCCTTCACAAAGTCGCCCAGGGGCAAGTTCTCGCCGCCGATGAGCGCGCCGTCGTCGGTCCGTTTGACCTCCATCGCGATGAGCTTGCGGGCCGACTCGCGGGCCTGGGGGCTCGCGAACACGAACTCGCTCAGCGCCGCGTCGATCGCTCCGTTGCGCTCGGCCTGCTCGGCCCGGGCCTTGTCCGACTTGCTCTCTTCGCCTTGCGCGCGTAGAGTCTTGGTCAGCTCGTCGATCTGCGCCTTCTGCTGCCGGAGCAGCGCGTTCGCCTCGGGCGACAGACCTTTAACGTCGCCGCTCGGCGCGTCCTCCGTCTTCGTTTCGCCTGCCGGCTTAGCCGGCTTGAGACTTTCGATCATGGGCTCCACGACGCTCTTGATAGCGTTCGGAAGCTGAGACTTCACAAGGTTCGAGATCGCGTCGTTGATGCTCTTGTTCATGCGCTTCTTCGAGATCCCGCCGCCCTTGCCCTTGCCCGCGCCCTTGACTTTCACGCCAAGCAGCCCTTCGCCTTCCGCCCTCACTGAGTAACTGTCGAACATGTTATTGCACGTCCTTTTCCCGAGAGAGTGCTCGGCCACTATCGAGTACGGCGTGCTTGTGCGTCGTTTAAGATTGGAAGTTTTGTTCCTCATCCCGTAACTCCATCTGAATTATACCACTGCAATGACGGGCTTTTTGACAGCTCGCCTGGGCTTGCGAGTCCCGCTTGTCACGACTGGCTGTTCGGTTGGAGACTCCTGCTGGCCGGCCTTGGCGGCCTGCATGGCGCGAAGCAGCTCCGTCATGAGCGTCGCGCACGCGTGGATGCCCTGCTCCAGCACCAGGTCGGCGAGCTTGCTCTCCTGGATCGCTGGGTCGAGGCCGGCGAAGTGGAGGTGCAACATCTCGTGGACGACCGTGTACTCCTGGTCCTGCGGCATGAAGTCGTCCTTGTAGTCGCGCGGGTCGAGCACGTTGATGACCGCATGCTTCTTCAAGAGGTTGTAGTGGACTTCGCCGTTGCGGCTCTTGCCCATGTCCTTGACCCTGCAGACGTGGACCTCGATGTCCCAGTCGCGCAAGCGCAGAGCAGTCTGCCACTGCTCTGCGATCTCTTGTAGCTTGTCTTCGTCGTGTGTGATCGTTCCTTCTCGCATCGTTGTCTCCCCGTATCTATTTTAAGCTTCCGAGGTCAGCGCTTCAGTTCGGTTTTGCCGCTTCACCTTCGGTATCACTGGTTGCGGCGGCTGGTCGAACGCGCTGACGGTCTTCGCCAGGCTGGTGGCGTACTGCGTCTGCTTGGCCTTCGCGTCGGCTTGCTCCTTCTCCTCGTCCGTGGGCGCCGCGTCGATCTCGTCGAAGATCTTCTCCAGGGTCTCGGCATTGGCGTCCGGCAGGAACTCTGCCGCAGCCTGCTTTTTGACTTCCTTCTCGAAGGTCTCGCTGCCAAGGCCGAGTGAGAGGACAGCCTCCGCCTTCTGGATTTGCTCGAGACTGGCCGTCTTGCCGAAGTTCAGGCCGCGGACGTCGGAGCGCACGGTGGCGTCCCCCCTAGCCTGCGCGACTGCGTCAAGCAGCTGTTGCATTGCCTGGATGACCACTTGGCCATACTCGTTCATCACGTCCTGCGCTGGCATCATGTCCATCTCCTTGCTGGCGCCGCTCGCGCCGTCGGCCGTCGCGTTGGACGTCTTGCCCTGGTAGGCAAGGTACATGGCGCGGAAGATCTCCTCGCGGAGCTCCTTGACGCGCTTCGAGCTGGCCTCGAACGTCTTGCCGCTCGGCTCCGACCAGGTGTACGTGGAGCCGAGCGGCAGGATGATTGCGCCTGTCTCACTGAGCGTGATCTTGATGTCCTGGTCGCTGGTGATGACCGGCATGCAGAGGCAGGCCATGTAGAGCTGCCACGCGTAGGCGTTGTCCTGGTTGAGGTGGTCGAGCACCGGCAGGTAGGCGCGGTTGGTGAGCCACAGGCTGTCGGGCACCGTGAACTTGAGCAGGGGAACCTGATTGACCTTGGCCAAGGCGTGCAGGCCGGCGTCGACCAGCGTGGCACGGTCGTTCTCGTCCACACGGCTGATCTCAGTCTCGCCCGGCTTGCGCTCGCGCTCATAGCGCAGGTACTTCTGCCGGTCGAAGTAGTACCATGTGTCAACGACTTTGCTGGTCTGCACGAAGCCGCGATTGCTGTCCTGGTAGGAGAGCACGACCCAGTCCAGGTTGCCGTAGGCGTCGACGTCCCAGTTGATGACGCTGACCGGTGAGTACGTCACCAGGTAGGGCGAGGCCTTGCCGAACTGGTCGAGCACGCCGGCCTTGCGCTGGTCGGCGCGAGTGCGGGCGTCGTCCGGAGTCTTGGGCAGGTCGACCAGGACGTAGGACGTGCGGTACAGCGCGAGCGAGGTCCACACCTCCCGCATGAGGTCGACCATGTTCGTCTTCTTGCGGTCGCAGTCCTTGCGAAACTCGATGTAGAATGCGTCTAGCTCCTTGGCGATGTCACCGGTCGGCTGGCCGTCCTTGCCCACGGTCTTCATGGTGATGGTGGGTGGGTTTTTGAACATTGCGGCGCGGTACCAACCGAAGCAGGTGCCGAGGATGTTGTGGTAGGTGAAGCGGTCGACCCTGGCCTGGTAGACCTCCTGCAGCTCTCGCGGCCGGCGGATCAGGAACTGCGTGCAGTTCTTCCGCATCACATGGCCGCCCTCGTAGAGCATGCTCATCTTGATCCAGTCGTCCTTGATCTCCGTATAGTCGGGATGCTCTGCGTTGAGCTGCTTCACTGTGGGGTGGCGCATGTCGTCGGGGATGTTGAGCCCCTTCAGTTGGAGCGTGGACGCCGCCGAGGGCGCCACCTGTGCAGGCACCGGGCTCGCCTGCGGATACGCCCCGTCGTTGACGCTGCTGTTCTCGAGCGGCATTGGTTCCTTACCTCTTCTTCTTGCCGAGCTTCTTCGTGATCTTCTTGATGCTCTGGTGCAGGCGCTGCTGCGCGTGGTCGGCGTGCCGCGTGAACTTGCGGTACTCCTTGGGCTTGTCGAGCGCGACCCACGCCTTGTGGATCTCGGTCTGCACGGCCTCAAGCTCGCGCTCGAGCGACTTGATGTAGAGCACGGCGGCCAGGTGGGGCTGCACGTTCTCGCCCCTGCCCCTGATCGCCTTGAGCTTGTCGTGGCGAGTTAGTAGACTCATGCTGCGGCCTATAAAATGGACCCGAGACTCATGCTGCGGCCTATAAAATGGACCCGGTGAACGATCCATTGAACGATGGAGTGGGAGTGATCGCCGGGTCCGCCACGTTAAAGAGTTGCACTGGACTGCTGGACCATCCAGCCGCCGCATTAGCCCCTACCCACTTCCCGCTGTTAGTAGAGACCATAAACGCCTCGCACATACCAGGCGTGTTATCCCATCGCATCAGGAACATATGTGCGACGTTGGAAGTCCCGTTTGGCGTTCCGC